TATGCGGGGGCACATAGTCAAAGCCCAGGTGATCAAACTCAGGATCCTGCAGATCCTTCTGGCGGTCTTTCCATTCTTCATCTACTCTTTGCTTGCATGTTTTATTCATCTTCTTTCTCCTTTTATTATATCCCATTTATATAGGATACTCTAGCAGCTGTCAACAACTGTTTACCAGGAGCTCCTGACGCTTTTTTATATATATAGTAGCACTAAAGGGCGAAATTCACGGGCAATGGAAAACGTTTAGAGGCACTAAATTCATTACCACAGGTGTGTGGCTGCTTTGTCCGGAAATTGTTATATTATTATTGGTCGACAGGGCATGATTCACGGGCAATGGAAAACGCAGCTATCAACTCTCCTGCCGAGCCGGAACTGTTATAAGTAATATGGCACAAAGGCCACTTTTCACGGGCAATGGAAAACGCAGCTACCATCTCCTGGCGGAACCAGCAGCTATTATATATATATTATAGTCGAAACGCTAGTAATCGACGTGATGGAGAATGGTCAGAGTAGCGAGCCAAAAGAAAGGCTTGCGAAAACCCTTGAATCGTATGAGGAATGCCCCCAATACAAAGACCAACGATCCGAGAAACATTAACATCCCACCATTATAGGATAATCAGGAGCTGCTGTCAACCCAGTCTGTACCCGGTATCCTAATACTATATATCAGCGCCAATGGGCGATAGATCCCCGTAATGGAGAACGGGGTCGAAGCAGCGTAGCAGCAGCTCCTGGTTCCATGGATAGGGTACAATGGCCACGGGCGGAGTATCCAATCCCGTAATGGAGAGTTCACGGGCCTGGGATCCTGAATATATATACACCCCCCTCCCCCCGAGGGCCTGTGCCATGATAAAGTTATTGCCACCTGCCAAATTATAACTGTAATTCCACGCAATTTGCTTAGGCGTTATACTTATCTTTTTCACACGAGTACATTTCAACTCTGCCCAAAACATGACAGAATCTCCCATTTCATTCTTAAAAACACCGTGCAAATCAGGCACCCCTGGAGAACTTGTGGATTCTATTCTAGTCCAATGTATTCTCGGAGTCACTTCTTTCAGTTTTTTCCAAAATCTAGTCTCTGGTTTTGTTGTCATAAGGCACACCATCCTCGTTTTCAGTGATGCTATTGTGCCATACTTTACCAAAAATACTAAACCAAAAATGTTTCCAAACACTTGACTCAGCTTGTCTCATAGCTCTTAATGCTCTCTGTTGACGTTTGATATTTAAAGTTAAGTTATCCATTTCTTTCTACCTCCAATATTGATTTTCCTATGTAATAAGGAATATGTGGAATCAAACTATTTCCTAATGATTTAAGTCTGTCCACCCTTTTGGGTACCCCATGAGCCACTCGACCCACGTCGGGTTCAACTGACCACCAGGCGCTCCCTCTTGATATGCTACCTCTGTCTCTAGGTATTTCTTGTGATGCAGATTCGCTATGTTCTGAGTCAGCTTTGAATTCATTCCTGCCGCTGCTCTCGGAGTCGGCCACATCAATCTTGGATGTGCTACCTGATCGTTCAAACTGATAGGCATCCCCTTCTCTAGTTTCATCTTCATCCTGGTTTCCGAAGAAGGACCACGGCCACTGTGAGCATCGGGTGTTCTCCACATCTTCACTATTGTGGGATCCACCTGTTCTCTCAAATTGGATGGTCTTGTTCTGCCCTTCCTTGCTGTTGTCATCTGTTTTTTCACTGACTCGGGACTTCTCTGTGGTAGATGATCCATTGTGTTCGGAGTAGCCCACAATCCAGACTCTTTCTCTTTGGTGGACTGCACCGACGCTCGAAGCTGAAATACTAAACGCTCTTGCGGAGTAACCTTCACTCTCCAGGTTCTCAAGTACGGTGTCGAGACCGAGTTTAATGTGTCCAGCAACGTTTTCTCCAATAACCCAAGTCGGTCTGAGTTCTTTGATAAGTCTAAAATACTCTGGCCAAACGTGTCTCGGATCCTGCTCACCTTTTTGACGTCCAGCGATGCTGAATGGTTGACAGGGGTATCCTCCTGTGATGATGTCGATTTTAGTATGTCCATTTGCTTCAAGTCTTTCACTATTTAACTCCTTTACATCGTCGTAAATTGTAACCCACGGCCAATGCTTTCTTAAAACCTTTTGACAATATGAGTCGTAATCACAAAATGCTACAGTTTCAAATCCACCTGTAGATTCTAAACCTAAACTAAATCCACCTATACCTGAAAATAAGTCTAAGTGTTTAAGTTTCATCTGGTATAAATATAGGGCTGTGTCCACCCTTAGCTGCTAGCTCTGATTCAATAAAATCATACTTAGGATCTTTTCGAACTTGATGACCTTCAAACAATTTATTCATCATTTGATTTGGCGTTAGCATCTCGTGGGTTCTATCAGAAAACACTATGACATAAACTTGAGTTTCGCTTGTTTGTGTTTTGACTTTCCATCTTTTAAATCTGTGAATAGCCTTACCATAAGATTTTGATATGTACTCTTCCATCTTATGTTTACCCAAGAGTCTCTCTTCCTTGTCACGCATTTCTATTTTCCAAATTGGCTGTTCGTGCAAACCAGTTCCAGGGTTTGTATCTCCCTCATCTATTTGCTGTAAGCCTACGATAATTTTGCTCATGATCTATTTTTCTAATACCTCCTTTCTTTTCTTGTTCTGCTAATTTGTATTTAATTTTAGGCCAAAGGATTTTGACCAACGGGTTGTTCATATCATTACGACCGAACAAAGTTATATTTAAGTGATTACACATAATATCAAACTCTGTCTTGTCCAAATCAATTCTTATATATGCTCTTTTCATTCTAAATTCTCCTTACAAGATAATTTATCCCATAAAGATAAGAATTGCAATACTATTCTTTGTCAGGAAGTTCAACAAAATCAGCATCTTCTATGTTAATGCTAAATTGTTTTTCTATTTCTTTAAGTTTTTCTTCTACTTCAACTTTAGATAATTGATCAATAGATCCTGTCAATATTTCTTTTCTATCAATATAAAGTCCTGCTGCCTGGCCTCTGGACTTTTCAGCTGCAACTGCAGCGGCCCAATTTCCTGACTCTTCAGCTCCTCTAGACAAATCATCCAGGCGTTTTATATGTCTTGAGTAACTAACTTTATACTTCTCTTGCCATTCTCTACGTAATCTTTCTATCTCGTCTACAACTTGAGGAAACATCTTTGGATTTTGTAAGTTGGAAGCTTGTTGTTTGCAGGCCTTTTCAGAGTAACCTGCTTCTTTGGCACAATCAGAAGCTGACATTCTATCACCTTTACTGACAATGAGGGTAGCAAACTTGATTTGCTTAGGCGTCAATTTATTCATATAGTTGTATATACAATATATATATTTAAAAATAAATCTTTTATTTCTTGTGCAAGGCATGATAGTAAACCTTTGTTCTACGTAGAAGCGGTTACCTGAGTTACCTGGTCCATGAGCCGTAAGTAACCAATAAGTAACCGATAAAACATAGTAAATACAGTAGGTTACTTCAAAAGTTACCTCGGTTACCTCATTTTCAGAAAAAAACACAAAAAGAAAAAACAAAATAATTTCTATGCAACTATAAGGTAAAAAAATACTTCTATAAAACTCGTTTTTAGTATAATATTTCGTTGTTATAACAATCAATCAACAAGGATAAGACATGTCAAAAACTAAATTAGCTAAAGAAGCTTATAAAAGAGTAACAGGTGTATTTCCATTTGTAGGATCCAAAAAGAAAGCTCCTTCAAATAAAAAAACATCTGAATTTGTCTCTAGAAGAATGAAACTAGCTCCTAAACCTAAACGTTTAGCAGAAGAATTAGGAGTAACTGTAGGATTTCTCAAAAAAGCTTTTGAGAAAGCTAGAGAAGCCAAAGTCAAACCAAAAAAACCCACACCTTTTAAACGTAAATCAATGAATGAAATCAAAGGCGTAAGGCCGTTGAGCAGAGTAAACGTTAAAAAGAAATCCTAGGAGGAAAACAAAATGCCAAAAGGAACATCACCAAAAACAAGAAAAGATAGAATGAATAAAAACGACCAACTTTCGTGAAGAGCGTTTCTAATAAACAAATCCCAGTTAACTATAGAGCAAACAGACCTAAAGCATTGCAATGGTTAGGAAGAACAGTTTTGTCTGTTTTTGGCTGGAAAGTGAGCGGAAGTATATCTGACGAATACAGTAATAAAAAATTAGTCGTGATTGT